GGTGTCATACTTGGATCTCATCGCAAAGATAAGACCGGTAGGAGCCGTCATGGGCTGCACACCAGCGATATCGTAAGCGATCAGGTTAGGCATCGCACGACGAACGAGCGAGATAAGGACGGGATCATAACCAGCGAGGTTAGCATTGGCTGAACCAACTTGAGGATCGGTAAATGTACCACCCATGTTGTTGGTTGGGGCTTCGCTGAGGACAGCAGCCTCACGAAGGGCTTTTTCTGTGTTCTCAAGAAGAACAGAAGTAACCTTGCTCTTGTAGTGATCTCCAATTTGGGGAAGTGCGTTAGTCTCCAAGACTGGTTGCCACTTCTCCTCTAATACATCATACGGTGTTGCGTTTTCCATTGTTGTTTCTCCTAGAATTTACTCTGTGTTGAGTATTTAGTGAATTAAAAATTTTAACCTTTGTTATTGAAGCGATTTGCTCTTTCGATTGCTTTAAGATAGCCGGACATGTGAGAGTTGGACTCAGTAAGAATCTGAGCAGGCTCATGTGTTTCTTCCTTGATTGCGGAAGGAGCAGGTGTTTTCTTGAAGTAACTCTCTTTAATTCCGGTAAGTTTTTCCGCAAAAGTATTGTCGTCTTCATATGAGACTTCCTCTGCGAGTGAGTAGAACTTTTCTCTATCCAATTCAGTCAGACCTTCAGAGATGGAAGAAGCGATTTCACTTTTTCTGTGCGTTTCAACCGCTGTCAACAACTCACTATTAATACCCAACGCTTCGTCTAAGTCTGTCTTGAGTGATTCGTTCTTCTCGAACATTTCATCAAGCAAGTTAACCTTTGAGTCTGGGATGCTAATGTAGTGGTTTTCGAACAGTCCTTTTAAGTTGTCGATGAAACTTTCAGCGATTTGAAGTCTCATCCCAGTTTCGACCGCAAGTTTGTTGTCTTCCATCCAGTTTTCGACAACGTAGTTGAGATACTCATCAACTTTGGATGACAAGCCATCAACGGCCTCTGCGATTTTTGTTTCCAACTCCTCTTGATACTCTGCTTTGAGAGATTCTTCGAGTTCAGTTGCTTTTCTACTCAATTCGGCTTCAAAGACACCCTGAAACTTAGTCTTAAAAGATTCAGAGAGACCTTCACCGTCAAACATTTCAGCGAAAACGCTTTCTTTCACACCACCAAGATCACCTTCCTCTGGTTCGGCACCGGCCGCACCAGCAACGGTTTTCTTGTTTTCTTTCGATTTGTCAGGTGCTTCAAGAGTTTGAAGAACAGCGCCCTTGCCTTCAGCATCCATGTAGAGTTCCTTGTCCTCGAAGGAATCGGTTGCTGCGGGATTTCCTTCCGCTTCACTGATTGTTTTATTTCTTGCCATTTGAGTATTCTCCTTAGTAGTGTATACCATTTTTCAGTGGTATTTATACATTTTAAAGTTTTGAGAGGAAGTCCTTGAACATGGTGATGGCTTTTTCCTCTAATTGTCTACTTGACGTTTGTTTGATTTGACGATGGTACTCTGCAATTTGTTTCTCTTGCAGAACACCGTTGTTCCAAACCCACTCTCTACCCTCCATAATACCGTTTACAAACGCATTCGGAGCGGATGGATCTGCAACAATGTCTACAGCAGCGAGCATGAAGTCTTTTTGAACTTCATTAACACCGTTCTCTTGCATTTTTAAACTACCCATACCACGAGAGGACACACCGAGTTTTGCACCTTCGTCAATGAGATTCATTGCAATCTTACCCATAGGTGTTTCCATGACTTTTGCTTTACCAACAATGTCACTACCAGATTGCTTGAGTTCTTTAATCATGTGAGATGCTCTGTCGAGGTTGACAGTTGGACCTTGTGGGTGATTAAGTTCCCCCAATGCACGATTCTGTGCGACATAATCTTTATTATACTTTTCAACCACGGGCATTAAAACACTTGTGGGGTAGACTCTACCGTTTCTGTTTCGTTGCTCTGCCTGCATGAAAACACCTTCGATAAAGTAGTTTTTTCTACCGCTTTTTTCATCCGCTTCGCAGATGAAATTGATATCCTCATTCATTTCTGTGATGAGTTTTAATGCCATATCAATATCCTCCCGAGGATTGGTTGTTTATAGCCTTCATTTTTTTCCCATTCTTTTTCATGGGGAGATAGTCTTGATCAAAAATGTCTGGGTTTTTACCCTTGTGGTGATCGAGTTCTGTGTCGGGGGCACCCTCATTAACCGATTCATTTTTTAACCTTTTACCAAGACCACTCTGACGAGTTACACCTAAGCCTCTTGAGTCAAGTTTCTTCACTTTTTCTTCTTCTTCCTTTTTCTCCCCCTCATATTGCATATTCTCTTTCTTCATCGCTTGAGCAATTTTCTTGCGACGATTAAGGAGATAGGAATCGGTGTCGTCCTTATCACCATCGTTGTCGATGTCACCATCTTCTTTTCCAACGGGATCGAGTTTCTTTTCGGAAAGGTGAAGAGCAAGTTTCTCATTGAGTGCCTCGTCAAGAAGATCCTTTGCGTCACTCATTTTCTTTTCAAATACTTTTTGAAGTGCTAATTTGATGCTCATTCCTCGTCTCCCAATGTGATTGATTCTAAGATGCTCAAGAATTTTTCTTTAGATTCAAAGATTGTCTCTCTGAATGATCTTTGTAATTCTTTAGGAAGTTCGTCGTGAGTTTCAGAAATAACCTTAGCGATCTCTGGTGTAATCTCTAATCTTTCATCAGCAGAAATTTCTAAGTTGATGTTTGCATTCTCCTCGATTGCTTGTGTGACAACCGAAGCGAATGCGTTATTTTCAGAAACTTCCTCCGTGGTCGTGAACATATCGTTACCGATTTCAACATACTTTTCGGCAAGAACAGCCTCAATTTTTTCTGAAATAAGATCCAAAGAGTTCTGTAAGAAGCCCTCTTTGTCACCCTCGGTAATATTCTTAATCATTTCTTTGCTCATTTTTCTTCCTCTGGTGGTTCTTCTGGTGGTGCGATTTCACCTGTTTTTAGTTCGTTTTGAATCTCAGCCATGTTTCTACTTTCAGATTCCTCGCTGAGTCCAAAAATCTCTCTTCTTATGTATGAATTTGAGAAATATCGACCAATATATGGCTCCATACCTGCCGCAACAGAGAGTCGTTCTCGGAGCAGTTCAATGTTTTTGAGTTCAGAATAGTGAGAATCACTGTGATATTTGAATCGAATCTTCGCTTTGATTGCGTCAAAGTCCTCAAGCGACATCACACCAACAAGAGACAATTGCACTCTTAGTGTGTCTAAGAACAAATTCACAAAGTTATCTCTAAGACGAGAGATAAACTTAGCAAACTTAACCTCATCACGAGTAATTTCGGCTGATCTACCCATGTTGAATCCATTTTCAGATTGCAGTCTTGATGGTGGAACGTTTAACGCTCTATAAAGTTTTTGGAGCATGTATTCAACATCACGCATCTCACCAAGGTTGGTTCCACCGGGAAGAGTAGTGACTTCAGTTCCCTTACCACCTTCTTTTCGTGGCAAGAAGAAATCTTCCATCATGTGGAAATGATCTCTATCTTCACGAATGTTACCTGTTCCTTGATCGTAAGTTAATTTATTTCGATATCTCTTTGCGAGTCCCTCGATATATTGTTGTGCTTTTGTGGTAGGCATGTTACCAACGTCAACATAAAATACTCTTCTTTCGGGGGCTCTTGAAATACGATACACAACCGCTGCGTCCTCTAATTGTCTAAGCATATTTAAAGGGCGGATTGCTTTTTGTAGGTATCCAACCACTCGTTTTGATCCAGAATCAACCAGTCCTGAGTGACAATAAATCACGGAGTCGTTCGTTAATCGAACACCACTCGCTCCAGTTCTAAAGGTTGATTTTTTATCTGAGTCGGTGTAAATATAAAACTCTTCGATGTCACCAATTTGTGGAATCTGTAAACTTCCGGGCTGGTTTTGAATCTTATTTACTTTTCTGACCTTTTTAATTTTGAGTGGGTCAATCGGTCTAAGTTCAGTAATACCAATTTGTGGGTTTTGTTCGTCAATCATGACATAGAAGAACAATTTACTGTCAACATACCAACGTCGGAACAAGTCATGTGCATCCGTGTGGAAGTTTAAAAGATCAAGTATTCTATCAAACTCTTGATACATTCTACTTTTGATTTGTGGTGGAAGAAGTAATTCCTCTAAATCTAATTTAACTGGTTTTTTATCGTCCTCGATAACTATGGATTCATTGACGATATCCTCGATTGCCATGTCAACCTCTGGAAACAAAGCCATCGAGCGATATCTTTTAATAAATTCTTCTTCACTCTTTGCACTCCCAGTGAAGTCCGAGTATGAACTCATGAATCCACCGTACACGGATCCTGAGTCTAAGTTATAAGAACCATCGTAAGAATCGGGTGCAACAACGTTGTTGGCACCCGACCCCTCTGGTTCCTGTCTAGTTATCGTAAATCCAAAAAGGTTTAAAGCCATACTTTCCCCTTACATAATAAAATAAAACACGAATACTAGGTATGTATATCAGTCGGTGACACCCGGAAGGCCCGGTGAACCAACGGTTCTGTCAATTTCAAAGTAATCGTAAGCGATTGTCACAGGGAACTCAACAACTGTATCCAACACATCGTAAGTTAAATCAATAGATCCAACCTCGACAGGCCAGCAGTTTTTAAGTGTCACTCTCTTGATTGGATTTCCTTCAAGATCGAGGTGAGTCACCTGCCACTCAGCGAGAGTGCCTGCGGTGTCATCCCAAT